GAGTTGATTGAGTGACTTGATTGCTTTATGGAGATAAGAAAGTGTTGACCCTTTATTTCTATCTACTAATCCTGAGGTGCAGTAAGTGATAGAATCCTTGGTCATTTTAACACCAGCATTGGATCCACCAAGATTTCCTGGAGCAGGAGTTCCTGTTGGATATGTCATTTTTGGCTGATAAATGAAGTATTCCTCAATTTCAGGAAACTCATAATCCATTGGATTGTCAGTATTTCTATTGGAAACCCTATACTTATCCGCCTCATTTTTCTTTGCTTGTCTCACATAACGCATTTTCATTGCGTCAATATATCTCAGTTCCTGTATACCTGCTTCAGGATTCTTGAGATCGATAACTTTATGGTAATAAAGTCTTCCATCAATGTACCAGTTTCTATAGATTTCGTGAGACTTTTTATCGAAATCTAAAAGTTCTAGAATATACTTAAATTCTTGACGTATCTTTCTTTTAATACCATCACTAGCATTTAAATTATCCAAGTCAATTTGAACTGGACTATCGTTAGTATCGCTTACAATTGCTTCATTTACAATATCTTCAATGGCACTATCACACTCTGGGTGTAATGCCATCTCCCGATATCTTTTAATTAAATCAAACTCTGTTCTATAAACTCCTTCGATATCGACATACGAACCGAAAAATCCACTACTTAAATAATGGTCAACCCCGTCCTCATTATTTGGAGGAACGGGGGAAATTGTAGTATCTGATAATGGTTCGTTATCTTCAATCGAAAAACCAAATAGTCTCGCCATAATTTAAATAAAAGGTATATACTGCTCTTACTATTTATCCTTCTGCAGTATTGCTACCTGGACGCTCAGGATACCAGTACTGAACTTGGAATTCTACTGTGAATTCTTCAATAGTATCTGTGGTGTCGTAGGATAAATCAATAGCAGAAATACTAGTTGGGAAAATATCCTTGAACTTGTATTGTGCTAGAACAGATGCATTTCCACCGGTACCAGTACCGGTTTCTCTTCCTGGAGTTCTTCCGCTAGTGAAATCTGAAGTTCCTCCATTCTGAGTTCCTCTACCAAGTTGTAGGACAGTAGCATCAGCCATATAATCAACAGGTGAAGTCAAACCACTGTGATCAGAGTACTGACCGATGTTTTGCATCCACGCTTCAAATGCTCTTCTGTACTGGAAGTCTTCATCATTAATAATGGTGATAGTCCAAGTATCGAAGGTTCTGTCACCAGCAACCTTCATGGTTCTGCCCCTGAAAGGAACTTCGATTGGTGAAACATTAGATGCTGGTAAAGCAGCTGCCTTGCATAAGAAAGTGAACTTTTCAGCATCAAATTGACCATCGCCATCACCCTGTAGACCCAGATTTACTCCAGCTGCAGCACCAGGTACATTCATCGAAACTTCAAAGAGATTGGGGCGAGCACCGCCACCAATTAGTTTTGATTTGAATTGTGAGAGACTTTTGAGAGTAGCCATTTTTTAATCCTCCTGTTTAATTAATTTATTGAGATGATCAAACAGATCCAGCAACTTCTTCAAAGCTTACGCCAGTTCTGGTTGCAACGAAGGTTAGAGTTACATAGTTAATTGATTTAGCTGGTTTCAGGAAGATGTCAGCTCTAAACTCATTATTATCAATCACATCTGGAGTATTATTTGTTGCATCACAACGAACGAAGAATCCATATAGACCTCTCTTCGCTTGAACATCACGCAGATATGGTTCGACAATGTTAATGAAGTTTGCTCTGGTAATCTCATCATTCAGTTCGAAGAGTTGTGCCTCAGCACTTCTCTCTAGTGCCTGCTCTACAGTTAAGAATAGACGGCGAACGTTAATTCTATCAAATGCAGACGCATATCCAAGAGCAGTCTTGTCTCCAAATAGGAGAATACCAATACCTGGTTTGTTGATGATTGCGTTGATTCTCTGGGGATAGAGTTGGTCTCTCTGTGCTTTATTTGGATTGTACGCCAGTTTAATAGCATTATTCAGAATACCTCTTTGCTGTCCTGCAGGTGAGAACCAAGGATATGCAAAGATAGAAGTTCTTACACATAAACCAGCAACATCGGCGTTACATGGAATATAACGGAACTTGTTGTTGAAACGGTCAAATGTGTACTTATATCCAGCATCAAAAATTGCATAAGATGAAGAAGAAAGTGGAGAGAAGAACTCTAAAATATTATCAGTTTGAGTATCTGTATTTGTTAGGTCAACAACATCTGCGCGGTGTGGCGAAATTACAGCAACACAGTCTTTTCTATTATTAGCAATAGAAATCAAGTGGTTTGCCTTTGCTTGAGATTCAAACTTGTTCCCTAATCCAGGACCCATAATTAAGTAATCAACAGCAATTTCGTCTCTATTAGAGAAGAGATTGTATGAAGTGAATAGATCACCTAGAGTCGCGGTCATTCCACCAGATGCCGAATAGTCTTGACCACCAGTAAGATTGTATGTTACGTTTCCAAGGGCACTGTAGGTTCTATCTTGAGAATCCAAGTTCCACAGACCTTCTGCTGTGGTATTTGCAGTAAATCCAGAACTGAATCCAGTTGGAACCACATCCTCATTTACATTCAGATCATCTGATGGGTTATCTCCAACATAAACATACTTCGAAAATACTGCAAGATAATTTTTCCACCAAATCTTCTGGGGGGAATTAACTGCGGAGATAGCATCAGTTGCCTTGGATAACCCGATGAATTTTTCAAGTAAGTTTCCTTGAATACCAGTTACTGAACCAGTATCGTCTACAACTACAACGTGAATTTCATCACTCTTGCCGTTTCTATCAACTGCATATTGTGAAGTTCCTGGTTTTGGTGCAATTGACCTCCAGAAGATGCTTGTATTTGTGAGACTTAGTACTTGTTGGTCATACCAATCGAGGATTGGATTATTTCCAGTATTAACGGATACGGTTGTAGTGGCAATACCAGCATTGGTTATTACATCAACTGTTATAGAACCGCCTGAGGTAGATGGTTTGAAGGATCTTAACTGTGAGAATTGAGCATAATCAACTTCAGTTTCAGTTCCTGTAGTATCTACAACAGATACAACCTTTACGTCTAAGGTGCTTGCTCCAACTCCAGTAATAATACCCTTAAGGTATCCATTGAAAAGTGAAGTAGTTCCTACGCCAGCGGAAGGTACATTAGTTAAGGTTGTAGTTACTGCATATCCAACTTGAGCGAATGATGTAGCAGCTGCACCAACAGTGATAACCTGGTCCGCTTTATCGTCAATTACGCATACCTTCAGATTGTTTGCCCAGGAACCAGGACTCTTAGCTGCGAAGATGTAGTTTGCAATATCGTCAGCATAATTTGCCTCATAATCATCAAAGTTCTTGATTTTGAGGGTTGGTTCTCCAGCGGTTGAAATTCCGGAAGCGTTTCTAATTGCATTGGCGTTTACTAGGTTGGCGCCGTCAGTTCTTGCTACCTTTAGAACCCCACCGTATGAAAGGAAAGAAGATGCACTCATCCAGTACTCATACTGAGCATCTGTGGAAAGTGGCTTTCCAAAAACATCTATTAGTTCGTTTTCTGTAGTGATATCAATTGCGTCATCTACGGGGCCAATTGCAAAGGGTCCAGCAATTGCACCGATATTATCTAATACATTATCAGCTCTTCCTACTGTTAAATCAACCTCCCTGACTAATACTCCAGGAGATAATTGAGGAGTCGCCATGTTTTTCTCCGTAATCTCAGATTAACTGGAAATATTTATTAAAAAGAGTATTTACAGTGGGGAAATGAGACGTGAATATCTACCAGTCAGGATACGACCAGTCAATCAGTGATGATGGATACTTTTTCTTCGTCATATTGACGCGGTTTATTGTACATTCCTTACATTCGTATGAATATGATGAAGCAACTGGGCCACGATCTTTACGTGTTCTGTAGAATCCATCAATTAAATTCTTTGTTTCTCCACATATTCTACATTTTCTATCAGTTAGTAGTAAATGTCCTAGTTTTATTTGTTTATCAAAGTCCATTACATATATTCCCACATATACGACCGATCTCCATATTCATCAACATACCATCTATCACCTTCATTATCAATAAAACTATTTTCATCTAGTCCGTCAGATATAAATCCAAATGGAGACATATCTTGCTCTATTTGATTTTTTTGTTCTTCATAGAGACGTTTTCTTACGTCTTGGTCAGTAAGTTCTTTGAAGTAATCCTGAGCAACTAACCAAGCATAAATTACTAAGCACATTGCTAAGTCATCGTTGCAACCTTCTTCTGCTTCAAATGAATTGTGTTTTTGAATAAATGTTGTTAGTTCTGAGATGATATCATAATCATTTAAATATAACTTATCTTCTTCAATCATTGTCTTTAAATTAAGACATCCAACTTTTTTTACAGTTTTGGACATCTTAACGCCAAGTTGTGTTTTCTTTCCAGAAAATCCTTGTCCAACTATCTGACCTGCTCTACCTCTCATAGAACACATAAGAAGGTTATTATATTCTAAATCATACTGAAGAATACTTGCAACTTGATCTCCAACATCATTTACTTCACATAAAATATATGCACTATTATATGCCATTGCTGCTTCATGGATTATGCTTGGGAAAAGCATAGGTTTTATTTCATTATTTCTATATTTTGCAACTACCCTATGTGGAAATTGTGTAATATCAACAATGGCAAATGCGGAATAATCATTTCCAACGCCTCTGGCAACGTCCACTGTTATTAAATAATCGTGATTTTCTTCAGGGTCAACATAAACGTCTAAACCAGCACTACGTGTCTTTGGATGATCATATACAAGATTTCTAAGTTTACTTGGTGCAATAAGAGTATCTACTGAACCTAAAAATTCACATTCAAATTCGACCTTAAATTGTTGTTCTGAAGTGTTAGCAATAGTTTGCTTCTTCCATTCATCATCTCTCCCAGGAACCTCACTCCAATGAACGTCCGTGAAGATGTATTCATTTTTACCTTTTTCTGCATCATGCCACATTCGGTAGAAGTGATTCATACCGTGTGGTGTTGAAACTATAATAACTTTAGTTTGTTTGCCCGAAGTAATTGTTGGATATACTGATGCAAAGAAAGAATCTGCAATGTGATTTGGAACGAAAGCAAATTCGTCCAAGAATAGAATGTTAAATGACATTCCTCGTACAGCAGATGCTGACGTAGAGGCTGCTAAAATCTTAGAACCATTTTCAAGTTCTAATGAACCCTTGTTCCAAGAAATAATACCTTGTTGCATCCACTTCGGTAGATTTTCATAAGCAGTCTGTAATCTATCCAAAAGTTCTCTTGCAGTTGCTGCTTTGTTTGCAAGAATACCAATATTAACATTATCATTAAAAACAGCATAATGAAGGAGGAAAGAAACTACCGTTGTAGACTTACCAGTCTGGCGAGGCATCTTACAGATATTAAATCTGTTTTCGTGAAACCTTCTTACTAACTTCTCCTGGAATGGATACATCTGGAAAGATTGTAATCCATGGTCTAGAGTTACAATCTTTACATAATTTTTTGCAAAATAAACCGGATCATCTTTACACTTTACGAATTCTAAAATCTGTTCTTGTGTAAATTCAATAGGCGTATTTGCCTTCTTAAGCAGTGGATTACCAAGATAAACATCAGACATAATAAAAAACCTTAACTATTAATTACAATTCCATCTACGGAGTGCTTTATTGATATTGCTATCGGGGTCTCTGGCAGTTTTTGCACTTGTTAGTTTGGACTTCATGCCTTTCATACGTCGGCAAAATGACTTACGACGCTCTGCTCTTTTTCCCGATGGATTTTTTTCAGTCACTGCAGTTTGCAACTTTGAACCTGGATTTTCTCTACGATATGCTTTTACTGCAGCGGGACTCAGGCCATCGGTTTTATCCTGCCTATTCACCTTTTGCCAGTCCTCATCCATTTCAACCTCTTCTCCCATAGGTTTTACATAGTTTTTATTTGGACCATACTTTGCAAAACTACCTCCCTGAGGCCCAACTGCTTGAATTAAAGGAGCGCCGGGTTGAATTTCCGAAACATAATGATGAACTAATCTACAATCTGGATACACCTTTTGTAGTTCAGCAGTTAGTTCAGATCTAGAAGGCATTTTGGTTTGAGGGAAGAACATCTTAACTCCATAATACTTTCCTCTCCAAGAAAGAGTAATTGCAATTACGTTCCCTGTTTGTGCTTGAAGTCTAGATGCCTCATCAATTTGCGATTTAAATCCTTTAATTGGTTCGGGTTTAATTAAATCTACAACTTCAGCAAAGGTATTTCCATCAGCATCTTCAATTGTAACGTCTTCTGCCTTCACACATCTATTATATTTCTTTCCAAATAATTTCTGAGTCCCTTTCTTTTTATATCCAGGCCAGCACTTCATTTCATCAAAGGACGATTGCTCTTCCATTTCACCACTATCAATGTAATCCGCCGCAGTATCAATATAGTCGGCAGCTTTAGTTATTTTTGATTGAACCCATGCTTCAAGATCTCCTTCACCCATTTCAACTTTTGAACGAAGTCTCTTTACCGCATCTTCGATGGTCTTCAACTCAGATCTAGCCATTGAATACTCTTCATCCTTTACAGAAACCTTATCCCACACCTTACCTCCGTAGGTGCATTCTGACCTAGTTTCCCTCTTTTTGCACATTGGACAATATCTTTCTTCTTCGTGCATGTGAGTTTCCTCCGTTTTAGTTCCCCAGTTTGCAGCACCAACTTTACGACACTTCACTAATGCTCCAGAAGCATAAGCACTAGGCCAAACCGAGTATCTTGACTTTACCTTATGGTAGCAAGCATCCTTTTTACCACTACCCTTTCCTGGTTTATCTTTGACTTCTTGTAGGTCCATTTCTTCAGTTCTTACGTTAGTTGGTTTTGCTGCACCAGTCTTTTCTGGTTGATTTGAATCTAGTCTATTTTTACGTCTTCTTGCTGCTTCTTCTTCATCTTTGGAAAGTGCTCTTTTCATTTTAGAACTCCCACATTTTGGAGTTGAAGTTTGCCCTGGTTGCCGAGCACATGGTTTTCCCGCCCATTTTCCGCCAAGTTGAACCCACCCTTTCTTACCATCCGATGACTTAGATTTATTAAACCAATCTCTAAGTCCTTCGTCCCCAGATTTGGTTTCCTCATCTATATTTTTTATCCAGTCATCCGGTGTTTTATTATGTTTTTCTACGAAAGAATTATGTAGGTCTTTTGCAGTCATATCATGCTTTTTCATAATACGACGCATAAGTTTGTCTATGTTTTCATAAGAAGGTTTATCTAATTTTTTAAGACCAACTTCAAGTTCATTAACCGAATTTCTCTTGCAATCACACTCTTCTTTTACATCCTTAAATTTTTTATGATGCTTCTTAGCATCTGCTTCCATCTTTTTTAAACGAGTGTAATAATCTGGAATTTCATCTAGATGTTGAAGAGCAATATATCTTGCTAAATCATGATCTTTGGTATGTTCATGTTCAATTGGTTCTCCCATATCAAGTTGCTTTTGTATGAAAGAAACATCAAGACGATGCTTCTTTGCAATTTCTTCAACTGTTTTATGAGATTTAAGTTTCGACATTATTCAACTGGTTTTGATTTAGTTTCTTCACCTCTTGCTCTTTTAGATCTACCTGCACAGTGTGCTTTCTGGGAAAATCCCTTCGGGTTTGAGCAATCAATACTCTTTTTATATTTATTGCTCCAGTCTTCTTGGAACTGTTTAAACGTCTTCATTTTCGGATTGTTGCTTAAGTAATTTTGCCAACTCTGCGGTAGAACCAACGAACAGTGCATTATTAACAGTTGTTGGTCCTTTTGGTTTATCTTCTTCAACATCCTTAAGGATTTTATGAACAAGTAAGATTTTATCTGCTATTTCTCCAGCATTCTTCATCAATTGTCCAGCAACTTCATAAGCCCTAGGCATATCACTTTCCTGAGCAAGTTCAAGAATTCCATTTAGTGCTTCTTGACTTTTTTCCATCAGAGAATATAAATTTCCTCTAGCATACTCATAATCTTTTTCAATATCACTTTTCTTGTCTTTTGTGGCATCTTCATCTAAAGACTCTTGTTTTTTTGCAAGAGTCTTTAGATCTTTATCTATAGTATCAAGTTCTGTTGATATTGCCTCACTAGAAACATTGAACACTTCATTTAACTTTTCAAATTTCTTACTCATAAGTTTTAACTAAAGGAAATTCCAAATCCAAAATCATCTCCAAATTCAATTAAATCATTATCTGCATCTGTAATGAGTTTTACTTCCGTTCCAGAAACGTGAATTGAAATTGGAGTTCCATAAGACCCCCTTTCTACGGTTAGAATGTTTCCAGACTTTTTAGTAACCTGTAAGGTCTCAGCATCAATTGTGATGTAACTATTTAATGGTATTGAGGAAGCATCAGAAACTGTAATTGTACCGCTGTCCAATTCAAGATCTTCTGAAATTGTTGTGACTGTGTTATCGGTATAACTCTTAGATGCAATTGGTTCGACGCTATAAGTAAGATCTCTTGTTGTAGATCTGGTATCTCCCGATGTAAATCCAAGAGAAACCTTTTTGATGATATCGTCCGAAGCAGAAGAAATAGGACCAAACAGGTAGTTCTTTGCAGTAAATCTCAGTGTATAGATTAAAGCTCTTCTATTTGTAAAATCACCCTCATAATCATCAGACATTGAAATGCTATTTAATGTGACTGGTACATCTCTCTTTTCACCAATCAAATTTAATAGATTGATGCTTATAGTATATGAAGGTCCAAAATATGGTAATATTTGCTCTACAATTTGAAGCATATCATCATCCAACTTGGTCATTATACTTAATTCAAAATCCATATTATAAGGAACGGGCATATATGCCTTTCTAATATCTGTTCCGTCAGTTTTTGTTGGACTTAGAAATGTTTGTGTTGAGGTAACCTTTCGAGTTGGATCATAACTTAAACCAACCAATTCAAATGACATCCTTGGTAGAGTAATTTGAACTGGTTTATTCAGGTTTGGTTGCTGTTCTATGCGAGCAAGAAACTTTTGAGTTGGTCCATAAGCAATAGGAACCTTAATTAGGGATATTACTTCTCCGCTATCTTTTTTATGCTTTACTGTTATACTATTAAAAAGAGTTCCAAAACCAATAATAGTTTTTCTCAGGATCTCGTGATAAAAATAGTCAAACATAGTTCTATTGGATACATAGTACTATTTAACTATTTAATAACTTAGGGAATTCCAAATGGATTTTCTTCGCTGAAGTCTAGAATAGCATCTCCTTCAATTTCTATTTGTCTATTTTCAGCAAATCTATCCTTTGCATCTCCTCCAGAATAAGCATCATCTAGATTGTCGGTGGGTCCTAGATTATCAGTGTATGCAATTCTTAGTGAATACTGTGCGGATGAAGTTTGTCCTACTAAAGTTTCTCCTGGACTAAATGTACCACTAATATTTGATACTTCTAACACCTTAGTAATAGCATTCCAACTCTTAACTCTTGCCGATACACTACTTGCACTTCCTATAACCACTTCATTGTAGATATAAGTTCCAAATCCAACATAAATGCTTGGCGATGCGATTGTAATAGTTGGTGCGACAGTGTATCCAACACCAGAATTTGTAATTCTGATTTGAGTTACTTGTCCCGCATCATTGATAATTGCAGTTGCCGCAGCAGATACCGTAGAAACACCAATGAAAGTTACTGATGGTGCAGAAACATATCCACTTCCACCATCAGTGACTGTGATAACACCAACTACACCATCACCAATAGATGTTATTCCAGTAGCGCCTGAACCTCCACCACCAGTGAAAGAAATTTTTGGAGCAACTGTATATCCTGCACCTGGATTTGTAAGTTCAACTGCCTGAACTCTAAGTCTAGTATCATCAGGCTCACAGATATCTACAATTCCACCTAACATTGTAGCAATTCCAGTTGCAGTAATACCTCCAAATGGCGCAGAAGAGAATGCAACTACAGGTGCTGAAGTGTAGTTATTTCCGCGATTTGTTATAGTTACAGATCTTACTCCACCATTTACAATACCAGTTACTGCTGTTGCAGTGGTTCCAATACCTACTAGTTGGAGAGTTTGAATAATCGCATCCTGTGCGGTATTATCATCAATTTCATCAACACCAGTATCAATAACTTCGTCTTCATATCTAAAGAGTTCACATCTTAGTTCGTAAGTATATAATCCTTGCAGTTGATAGAATGGTTTTTCGTGCTCTACATATTTTATTTCAAATAAACGGTCACCTAAAGGAAAATAAATTAAATCTCCTTCCTTTGGTCTCTTTGATAGTTTTATATTTGACTGGTCTTTAATGAGAGGTTGAATATAGTTTTCCCATCTTTCCCTTGATAAGATTATAGTTAAATCATCAAGTTCTTGTATTCCAAACTTTGATAATATAGTTCCTTGTCCACCATAACCCTCATATGTATCCACATATGCTTCTATTGGATAAGCATTATTGAACTCTGATTCAATAACTTCCTTTATAATTGTCCTCTCGGTAACGTATTGGCGAGGAAGATAATAAACCTCCACACCATACATTCTTAACTGTTCATTTATAAGGTCTTGGATAAGACCTTGTTCTCCTTTTGAACCTTGTAGAAAGAATGGATTAAGCATAATTTACCTTAGCCAATCATATCTAGGGGTGGAAGTTCATAGGTATTGGACATTTTCTCCATTAGCATATCAATTTCCCGTTGTGCATCATCAAACATCTGCCTACCATTCAATTCCACACCACCTGGAAGTTTTACTCCAGTAAATTTCATCATATTCTGTCCCCACTGCCTCTTAATCAACGAAGTTAAGTAAGGTTTAATAAATGAGTCATTCCATACCCTAGAGTAATCATTAGGATCAAGTGTTGAATAACAATCAATAACAATATATTGACCAGGAGAAACAGAACCCCAGTCGATGTCCAAATATAACCTATCCTGCCTCTTATTAAATCTTATTTGTTTTTGAGTATTCAATAAGAAATCCAAATCTTCCAAATATGTCTTTACCATTGCATAACTTAAAAGTTCGGTTGTTCCCCAGTAATAAACATCATTTAAGAACAACTGATACTTCACACTAAACATATTATTTGTAATAGTATTAGCACCATCAAATCTAAAAATCTTATTGATTCCTATGATATTCGGTGGAACCTGAAGATAATTGCTGTTTTCGGTGTATGTAAATGTAGTTGCAGTACCTACAATATTTGTAGTCACTGATGTAGATGCTAGTCCAATATTACTTCTACCTGAACCTGCTCTTCCTCTATCAATATCATCTTGGGTGATTTGATACTTATAGAATGTGGGATAAACACCATCAAAGTGACGCTCTTGGAAGAATTGAATAGCATCATCTACCAGATCTTCAATTTGCTCATCAGCAACGTTGATTTCCAAAACTGGAGCACCCAGTTTTCTCTTACAGTAATCAATTAATTCTTGTCTGGTAGATGGTTGAGCCATTAGAAATTAAGATTCGAAATTGCTTCTTGTTGACTAAGATATAACTTTATATAACTCTTTGATAAATCTCTAAGAGTTTCAATATCATCTATACTATCTATATCCCTAGCAAGTTTTTCATATTCAAATAGTTTATTCAGACTTTCTAGTTTAACTTTATCAGGATCCATTCACCAAACTCCTTAGCATAGTTTTAATTTCATCAATATCACCCTTAAGAGAATTAAGGTCATCTTCAATATTAGTAATTCTTTTAGTCTCTTCCTCCTTAATTCTCTTAGACTCCATATAGTTTTGGTATGCGTTCATATCCGTATTTAATATAGCATTACTGGACTTATCCCTAAAGAGATTTGAATGTCCTTTAACTTGTACCTTTTCCATAATTAAGCAAGAGCAATAATTCTTAAATCTCTAAGTCTTGGTGGATATGTTTGTGAAGTAGAAGAACCAATCAGTTTAATACTGAAGTACTTAAATGATTCTAGGTTATTGATAGTAAACTCATAATCAGTGAAAGGAAGTTCTTCGCTTTGGAAACCAAGTTTAGATGTTAACTTCAATGGAAGATCAGGTCTTCCATTGTTATTTGATATGTTAAGAGTTCTACCATCGCCACTAATATTACCATTTCCTGGGAATGGATAATAGATTGGTTTTTCATTAACATCCTTTAAGATAGCAAACATTGCTCTTAGATCACTGTAGATGTTCAGGTGAGCAGAAACAATAATCTTAATAGATGTTGCAGGAACTTCTAATGCAATTGGTGTTGAAGCATAAACGAAAGCATTTGGATCAGTTTCTAATTGAGATACTCTCTCATCAGCAACATAATCTGTTACTGGAGAATTAACTCTATTTGAAGTTAGAATCATACCAACTCTATCCAAATCAATTACTGGTGATAGATACTGATTTGTAGTTGAAAGATTCAAAGTCATCTGCAAGGACTTATTACCCTGCATAATATTATTCAAGAATGTTCTTTCATTTACTCTAGAAGCAATAATTCTTGGATTTTCAAAGAAATTATCCTCATTCAGTTTGATAGTTTGAGTTCCTCTATCTAAGAATGACTCTTCAGCACCATCAATACTAGTTCCACTTATTGTTCTTAAGGAAGCAGTAATAGTAGTCTCGGGGGGAGTAAAGGTTTGAACAATTGGTTGCGCAATCTCATATTGAATATTCTGAGTTGCTTCAATAATAGGACCACCAGTGGACTTAGTGGAGTTGAGATAGAGTTTTGGTAGACTTGTACCAGTACTTCTATCAACACCATTGGATGATGGATCAATTTTAATATAATAAGAATCTAATGTATTTTCCTTTGTACTATCAGTTACATCCTGTAAGGTGTGTTGAGTATTAATTCTTCTTAGAGATACTCCACCAAGTTCATACTTATAAACGAATGAATTTGCTGGATGTCTAATTTGAAGAGTTGAATCAACACCTC